AGAGTGGTAGATTCTTTGTTTAGTTCAACTTCTGTGAATTGATTACCAGTAGAAAGAAAATTCCTCCACCTAATTTTTTCAAAGATTATCATTTATTTCAGGGGGAATCACAAGGTCATCTTTTGTTATTATAGCATACTGATGGTCGTGTGCTTCACAAATAGAAATAACTACTTCTTCGTCCACTTCCATCACATGCATTTCTGGATACTCTTCTTCTTCGAGCATTATTGCAAATCTAACAGCATCATCTTCTTCTTCAAAAATGTATAGAGTTTGAATTCCATCATCATCTATTACACTGTATGCACCTTCGTCTTCTCTGCCGTTGATTGTTAAAATAAACATTATACCATTTCACAAGCTTCTTGATAAACTTCAGAAATAAGTTTTTGTACTACTGATTTATCAAGATTGATTTCTGCCTCCTCTACATATCTATTCAAGATAGACAGGGTATCTTCTGACTCAAATGCTTCAAACTCCTCATTCTCTTGAACTTGAAAGTTTTCTACAATCTTGAGTTCTGCAATATTAGAAGCATAAAGTTTATCAACAAACTTTTCAAAATTTTTAATATCACTCTTCTTACGAACAATGATTTTTACAATTTTATTTGAATATTCGCGAGTATCAAATGTTTGATATGGAGTGTCCTCATAATAAATGTTATAGAACATTCTATGGGGATTATTGATAGGAGTGTGTTCTAGTGTTTCTGTATCGAAGATGGTGAATCCTCTTTTATCACCAACATCTGACCAGAACATTTCATAGGGATTACCTAGATAAAATACCCGTCCATCATCCGATCTAGTGTGATAGTGACCGCTGAAGACTTTAGTGAACTTTGAATATAATTCGCTTCCATGACCATGATCCATGACGATTTGCTTATTAACTCTAAATCCTTGGAGTTCAAGGTGCCCCATCGCACAGTGGCAATCTGAATTTTGAATAAATTTGAAAGTACTTTCCTCATTTTCTTTATTAATCCAGGGAATGAATAGTATATCTAGACCACCAATCGTAACTTCTGATGCGGCATCATAGACATATACATTATCATACTCACGAAGAAGAAGGTCTACTGCATTTACCTTATTAGTATTCTTATAGTATGCAGTATGGTTTCCTACAATGGTATGGACAGTAATACCCATATCCCTAAGACGATCATAATAATTGTCTTTTGCCCATGCCAATGCAGAGAAATCAATACCCTTTCTACTATCAAAGGTATCACCCATGTCAATTACAGTGGTGATACCATTCTCCTCTAGATAAGGAAAAAAGATATTGTTGTAAAACTCTAGAAAGTAATCATGAAAGATTTTGGAGTTCTTACGACAACCGAAATGTTGGTCTGTAATAATTGCTACACGCATCAGTATCTAAGTTTAGAATGCACACTATCTTTGATGCTGTTATAATCTGAATAATTATCACTGTCAAGTTCGTTTGCATCGAAGACCTCATCAAAATTAGTCTTCTCAAGAATTTTATTTTTAATTTCTAATTGTTTCTTTTCATGTTGAATTCTTCTCAAGAATGCATAGTAGATAATCTGAGTGAAGTATGCAAAAGGATTCTTGGATTTCTCTGGATTAAAATTATGAACATACCTAACACAATTTTCAATTCCATCACAAATCATATCATCTTTGAACATATAGTTCACAAAGTTTGGTTTATATGACAAGTGATTAGCAATTTTTAAAAAACATTCACCAATATATCTTGGAATAGGAGGTTTTGGTTTATCATTAAGTTTTGCTCTTTCCACTTCAGAAAAATAATTCTCAAGAGCTTCAAGAAAGTCTTTATTATTAACGTAGTGTTCAGAGTTTCTTCCTCTTTTCATGGTGGTCATTGGTTGAATGGGCATACATTATCTAATTCTTTTCATATTATATCAGTAAAACAAATAGTTGACAAGTTCTAAAAAGTCCAGTAGACTAGGTTTGTCCAGGATGAAAGATAAGCTATAGGTACTTAGAGATTAACTATCTTTATAGAGTTTTTCTAGAGTCTTTTTTGCTTCTTTAACACTAGATATATATCCCATCTCTCTAGAAAGTTTAGAATTATTTTCTTTATTATTCTTTCTTAAAAAATCGTTATAGTACATAATCATATCAATATTACTATTCTCAGTCATAGTGAGAACATCATCCATATTAATAATGATTAGATCTTCTTCTGTGGTCTTTAACCAGGGTTCTACTTTATAGCCAGTTACAGAACCTCTAACTACAATCTCTTCAATTACAATTGGGTTAGAAAGTAAAAGAAGAGTTCTATCTTCTTCTTCTGATGCTGCTACTTTTGTAAAGATCTCATCTCCACATTTTAATTTGATTGTACAATAGAAATCATCTTCTATACCCATATACTACTCCTTGATGTTTACTGTTATAATCTCATAATTGAATTGTTCAGAAACGTATGTTTTTACTCGTTCAATAAAGTGATTCAATGTATAATTTTTTCTTGATCCTATTGTGAGGTCATCAGAAATATCATAAAGTGTTGCTTTAGTCTTGTCTTTGCCTTTTCTTAGGACTCTACCAATCGATTGTAAATTACGAATTCTTGATTTGGATGGAGAGGCAAATATTACATTATGTAGGTTCTTGATATTGATACCTGTACTGAAAGTTCCATAAGAAGCCACAATGATTGCATTGTTTTCCCTTTCAGTAATTTCCCTAACTTTCTCTCTATCCTCGGCATCAACACCACCATGGATAAAGAATACCTTTCTACCATCTTCTACTTTTTTATTTATTAAGTCATAAAGTACTGATCCATGTTTCTCCACTCTTGCAAATAAAACAAGAGTATTACCTTTCAAATCTACAGTTAAGTTTGAGATAAAGTTATTTCTTTTTTCATGTCCAATGAGAAATTGAATTTCATCTTCATATGTATCAAACTTCTGAGGTTTGTACTTAAGAACTAAACATTGAATATCAAGAGATGCAAGATATCCTTCATCTTGTAATTTTTTAGTTTGAGTGACTTTATATGATGGTCCAAACAATCCCTCTAACACCCATTTATGGGTCTGTGAGCCGTCTAAAGTTCCAGTGAACCCATATCTATATTTTGCGTCAGCAAGTTTATCCATGATACCAATCAGAGATTTACTCTTGAACAAATGTGCCTCATCTCCAATGACTACATCATATCCTTCAAAAAAACTTCTATCTAATTGATATACAGATTGCCAAGTAGTGATGGTTACTTCATTAGTGTTAACTCTCTCCCTACCAGCATAGATTCTATGACAATGATTCTCTGCATCCCACCCATACTCTTGAAAGTCCTTAAACATCTGTTCTACTAGAGATGTGGTGGGGACTACAAGTAATACTTTTTTCTTAGAACCAACAAAAAATCTGACTACTGAATAAATCATAAATGACTTACCAGATGCAGTAGGAGACAGTAATAATTTACGATTATATCGTAATGCATCATAAACCGCATCAATCTGATAATCTCTTGGTGTGATATTTGGTGCAATGGATTTCATATAATCCTTCACACCCTCTTTGTTTACAAGATCATTTACCTCAAAAGGTAAACCATAAAATTTATTTTCTACAAAGTTATACGAATATCCTGCGTTCTCACAAAATGCAATAATCTTATCTAACAATCCGACGTATATCCTCTTCGTCTTCAGATTGTATAGATGCACAAAACCATCCCAGTACTTATTGCGGTACTGGGGCATGAACTTTTTATTTGGTACTTCAAAAGTAAATCTATCTTTCAACTCATGTTCTACATGAGGTTCTGTTGTTATCTTTAGATATACTTCATTTACCTTTTCTATGGTCAAATGAGACATAACATAAGGTTCAGTTATGTCTATTTATTTGGTCATTCAGACTTTACTGTACCAAACTTTGATTTATCTCTGACTACATTTGCTTCTTCTATAGTATCATAACATACTCTGAGATCATATTTACTGGTCCAACTGGAGTCAGTTTTAAGATAGACTGGTTTTTTGGTAATGTGGTGGACTCTTTCGATGTAGTATGCCATGATACCTTTTTTAAATATTTATCACATACTGCTAAACTGAT